CCAAGAAGCCTTTGGAGAGCAACACAATGCCTAAAGCACTGATCATAATACTTTTAATAACGGGCGAAGTAATCGCCATACGAATACTGGTTCACTTGATCGAAAAATTATTTTAGGAGGAATACCAAAATGAGAGAAAGAAGAATGTATGTCGAATGCGACAGATGTAAAAAGAGCATCACCCTACAGCTCAAGAGCATCAAGGAAGGTGGCGTCAAGCTGGATGTCGCCGAAGACGCACCAGAAGGATGGCTGCATGAGGACGGCCATGACTTCTGCCCAGACTGCGCACAAAAGTATCAGCGCTACAAGAAAGACTTCTGGGGGAAATGATCATGGAGCTAGAGAAGCAGATAGAGCAGACCCTGGCACTCAACATCAACAAGATCGGAGGCGTCTGCTTGAAGTTCACATCACCAGGCAACGCTGGCGTACCGGACAGGGTGGTCATCCACGAAGGACGCGTCATGTTCGTGGAACTCAAGCGACCAGGAGGCGAGCCTAGGCCATTGCAGATAGCGGTAGCGAAGAAAATGAAGAACGCTGGAGCCTTCGTCTATTGCATATCCACCAAGGAGCAGGTGCGTAAGTTCATAGATGACCTCTTACTGCACACTTACTATCCAAACATGAACGACTATGACCAAATTTAAGCCACACGACTACCAGCGCAAAGCCATACAGTTCGCCGAGGACCATAAAAAATGTGGCCTACTGCTTCCGATGGGAGCGGGAAAGACCGTGTCAACGCTGACAGTACTAAGCGACCTATTGATGCTTGGAGAAGTCAACAAGGTGCTTATCATTGGGCCAGTCCGAGTCATACAATCCACCTGGCCAGATGAAATAAGCAAGTGGGACCATACTAGGTGGTTGAACTTCTCGGTAGTAGCTGGAAGTCCAAAGCAACGCAGAGCCGCCCTCGAGGCAGATGCGGACATCTACCTCATCGGTAAAGAGAATGTGTGCTGGCTGATCGACGAAACCGGGCGGTTTGACTTCGACATGGTGGTCATTGACGAGCTATCGACCTTCAAGAACCCCAAGAGCCACAGATTCAAGGCTCTGAGGCGCGTAATGCCATCGGTCGACCGTTTTATCGGGCTGACCGGAACACCCGCTCCTAGGGGCATTCCAGACCTCTGGAGCCAGGTCTACCTAATGGACAGGGGAGAAAGACTAGGCAAGACACTAACGCAGTTTAGAGAGCGCTACTTGCAACCAGGCAGACGCAATGGCTACATCGTGTACGAGTGGCTACCTCAGCCAGGGGCAGACGAGAGAATATACAAGGCCATCGGTGACATCTGCATGAGCCTGGATCAAGACGACTGCGCCGAACTTCCACCCGTAAATGTGCTTGATGTCAAGGTCAAGCTTCCTCAAAAGGTGACGTTACGTTACCACGCTTTCAAGCATGACCGCATACTGTGCGTGGAAGACGAGACCTTGATAGCCGCTAACGCCGGAGTCCTGTGTGCCGAGCTCAAGCAGATGACCTCCGGGGAAATCTATACCAAGGATCCAGAGACCAACCAGAATAACGGCACACTGCCCCTACACAGCACCAAGCTTGATGCACTGGATGACTTGATAGAGTCCGCCAACGGTCGACCGGTTATGGTGTTCTACTGGTTCCAGCACGAGCTCGCTAGACTTCGGAAGCATCTGCAGACAGGCCACATCGTCCGCGAGCTTAAGGCCCCACAGGACGTCGTCGACTGGAACAATGGCTGCATCGAAGTACTGCTCGTGCATCCCGCAAGTGCAGGGCATGGCCTAAACCTTCAGCAAGGTGGCCATATAGCCATCTGGTACGACCTTCCAAACTGGAACCTAGAGCTATACCAGCAAGCAAACGCGCGCATCTATAGGCAAGGTCAAAAGCACAAGGTCACTATTTACCGGATCATGGCAGAGGGAACCATCGACGAGGATGAAGCCAGAGCACTCGAATCCAAGGACGTAACTCAGAAAGCATTGATTGCCGCTTTAAGGAGGTAGGACATAAATGAACTATGACGAAGCAATACAACAGATCAAGGGCACGGTCTACTACAACCGCAGACTCATACGAGTTAACCAGGACATCGAAGTACTGAGGCACCAGATGACAGGACTCGCGCGAGGAGGGGTCTCGTTGACGCCAGAGCAGGCCAAGTCCCCTCTGCCCCTCCCACACTACCAGCACGACCCGGACGCCTCTCCTGTGGCCCTTATTGAGGCCTGTGAGGCAAAGGAGAAAGAAGCAAGGCTTCTCAGCCAGATTATTCTGGATTGCGGGTGGATCGAACGACTGCAGATTGACGATAAACAGATACTCATGGAGGCCTATCTGCTGAGGCAGAACTACGAGGCCACGGCCAACAAACATGGGTACTCAAAGAAGGGACTGTGGAAGCACATGCACTCAGAAATTGAAAAATTATGAAAGAGTGCCCCCGGTGTACCAGTTTTCCGTGATATTCTATAACATGTAAAAAAGGGACAACCGATAGAGTATAGCTTAATCATCCTTTCCTCTAACGGTCTGTCCCTTTTTACATGCCCGGGTTACCTCCTTAAAGCGAACATTTATTAGAACAAAAAAACCTTCTAACTGAAACACTGTTAACCTTTTGCGGAAATCTTGCTTTGTTTTCATTTTGTCACCCGGGCTCATTTTTTTTGAAATAGAAAGGACACCAACACTATGAACATCAAATACATGACACCAGGTGAGCTGGTGCCCCATGAGAATAGCATCATTGGAAGGTGGTGGATCCAGTGAAGCAGAATGAGAACAGTATGGCCAACTTGAAGCCGTTTACCTCAGACAATGCCCGTGAGATGGGTAGGCGTGGTGGAATAGCCGCACAAAAAATCATCAAAAAGAAAAAGCACCTACGCGACAACATGAAGCTGATATTGTCATTACCACCAAATACAGACCAAAAGAGAATGCTTGCAAAGCTAGGCATTCCAGATGATGCAAACACCAACGAGATGCTACTAGCGGTTTCAATGTTCAACCAGGCAATCAATGGTGATGTGCGTGCTGCGGAATATATCCGCGACATGACTGGTCAGAAACCAGAGACCAAACTGGATAAAGCGAAGACAAAGCTATTGACCGTGCAAGCCGAGGCCATCAAGAAGTCCAACGACGATACGCCAGAGCTCACGAAGCTCGACGAACTACTGCAGGGCATCAATGGTCTAGCTGAGGAACCAGATGGAACTGACAGCTAAACAGAAAGAGTTCTGGAGCACCCCACCACACAGGTGGAACGTGAAGACCGGCGCCACTCGTAGCGGTAAGACGTGGCTAGACTACTACATCATACCTAAGCGCATTCGAGCCGTAGCGGGTAAGCCTGGACTCGTGCTGATGCTGGGCAACACGAAGGCAACGCTTGAACGTAACGTGTTCGCACCAATGCGGGATATGTACGGACCACATCTGGTGGGCAACATCCGACCGGATAACACGATCATGCTATTTGGTGAACGCTGCTATGCATTGGGCGCTGACAAAATAACTCAAGTCGATAAGATACGAGGGTCATCCCTAAAATACTGCTATGGGGATGAAGTCGTAACCTGGAACGAGGAAGTATTCAACATGCTCAAGTCTCGTCTGGACAAGCCCTACTCATGCTTTGACGGAACGTGCAACCCCGATAACAAAAGCCACTGGTTCTACAAATTCCTACAGTCAGGAGCCGACATCTTTCAGCAACGCTACTGCCTGGACGATAACAAGTTCTTGCCTTTGGAATTCAAGGAGAACCTAAAACTTGAATATAGGGGCACGGTCTACTACAAGAGATACATCCTCGGTGAGTGGTGCAACGCAGAAGGCCTACTCTTCCCGCAGTTTGCGGATAACCCCAGCGAGTGGGAAGTGACTGGCAAGCTTCCAGCGTTCGGACGCATCAACATCGGCCTCGATATTGGAGGCACAAAGTCACACTCAGCCTGGGTGGTAACAGGTATCACCCCAGACTGGAGCGAGATCATAACCTTTGCAGAGCGCCACGTAAAGCATTCCAAGGGAACCATAGATGCAGACAGACTGTGCACAGAGACAGTCAGCTTGCTATCAGCACTCTACGAAATGGGCTACATCGTTAGCTACGTGTTTGTCGATAACGCAGAGCAGGTGCTACTTAACAGCATACGTGCGGCAGTCCGGAGCGCAGGATTTACTACACAGGTTGCCGACTGCAAGAAGATAGAAGGATCAACACGTATCCTCATTTACAACATGATGCTCAATCGGCACAAGATGAAGTTTCAAGCCGTGCCTAAGACCGTAGAGGCGCTAAGTACGGCTCTATACGACAGCAAGGCGAAAGAGGACAAGATCCTCGATGACTTTACAACGGACATCGATACATTCGATGCCCATTTTTATTCGTGGTCTACATTTTCCACGATCATAACAGGGAGGGGCTAATGAAGCTATTATTTACGATATTGAAAGACCTCGGTTATCCAGTAAGCCAGGACATCCAGAAGTACTACAGCGACATTCAGCTCTGGGAAGACTGGTGGCGTGGTTACGTTCCAGACTTCCATAAGTACTGGATCTCAGACGGGCAAAGTAGCTCTGAAATAACGCGAAAGCAGATGCGCATGGCCAAGACAGTCTGTGAGGACTGGGCCAATCTTCTACTGAACGATAAAACGCGTATCCTCGTCGAATGCGGTGACCACGACGTCAACGTCACACAGAAGTGGCTGACAGGTGATGCAGACGAGCAGAATGGTGGATTATTAGGTGATAATCGCTTCTGGGTCAAAGGCAACAAGGCCATCGAGCGAGAGTTCGCGCAAGGCACCGTCTGCCTCTATTGGCAACTCACAGGAAGCACAGTGCAGGACGGCGTACTAAGTGGTACGGGCCTCAAGCTAAAAGTGATCAAGGACGCGCAGATGCTCGTGCCTTTGACTTACGATGACGAGGACATCCAGGACATCGCCCTAGCAAGCACATACGTGCAAGCGGGGCAAGAGTACATATATCTGCAGATCTTTGAAAAAAACAAGGACGAAAGCTACACCATCAGCAATCACTACTACAGGGTGAATAAAGGTGGAGGATATGAGCAAGTAACCAGCCCACACGGAGAGGTGGCAAGCTATAAACTGCCATGCAAGCCATTTGTTATCATGAAGCCGAACGTTGAGAACAGCGTAGCGGACGTACCGATGGGCGTGAGCATCTACGCCAACGCCATCGACGAGCTGGAGTCCTGCGACCTGGCTTATGACAACATGTTCATGGACACACTACTTGGAAAGAAGCGCGTGTTTATGGATCAAGCGGCGGTCATGCTGACACCTCCAACTAAGGTGGTCGATGAAAGCGGGCACGAGAGAGTGCTCGAAAGACATCCAGACGTAAAGGCAACCCTTGAAAAGTCCCTATACGTGAACACAGGGGAACAGCTTCCGGGAGATGCTAAGTTCTTCCAAGAATACAATCCCAGCCTGCGCACGGATGAAAACAAGGAAAACGTGCAGTTCAACTTGAACCTTTTATCCATGAAGGTCGGACTCGGGCAGAACCGCTACCAGTTCAACCAGCAGTCAATGGCAACGGCCACACAGGTACGAGCTAGCAACAAGGAGCTAACAGAGAGCGTCTGGAAGCAACGCATAGTCATCCAGGATGCACTGACAGAGCTAACGCGTCAAGCATTGATACTCGGCAAGGAGAAACTGCATCAACCACTAGACGTAGACGCACGCATCACTATCCAGTTTGACGACACGATGTTCTCGGATGAAGAAGCTGAGCGCATGCGCTTCATGCAAGAGATAGCGGCAGGCATCCGTCAGAAGTGGGAGTACAGAGTCAAGTACGATGGCGAGGATGAAAAGACAGCTCGCGAGATGACCGGAGAAATCGATTCTGAGAAGCCAAACGGCCTAGAGGCACAATTTACCGGAGTTAACCCGAATGACGCCCAGAATGCCACGGAAGAGGCCGAAAACGAGGGCATAGACGACTAGAGGTAGCGTATGGCATTAACACCAAGCTATCTGCAGTCGTGCACCGACGGAATCGAAAAGGACTTCCAGGATCTCGTGACAGAGATACTCGTGGACATGGCCGACCGTATCGCTCACGCTGGCAGTATGACGAGTACCACAGAATACCTCAACGAGAAGCTGAGAGTGCTCTCACTCCAGCAGAAGTACATTAACCAGGCACTCGCTAAGCTATTAAACAAGTCAGAAGCTGACATCGAGAAGCTGATGGAAGAAAGCACGTACAAGAGTACGCGTGAAACCATGGCCAACCTAGAGGCACACGGCTACGATACATCTGGGCTTGAGTTTGCTGATCAGATACTCAAGTCGACCAACGTAGCCAAGGGTGAGCTACAGAACCTAACGCGCACGACAGGCCAGCTAGCCACGTCTAAGATGACGCAACTTTATGATCAAGCCTATTTACAGGTTGCTAGTGGTGCATATAGCTATGATCAAGCGGTGACAAATGCCGTTAAGAAGCTTGCCAAGGAAGGCCTGGACGAGGTGACATACCCAACAGGTACGACGCGTAGCGTAGAGGCGGCCGTCAGAGTGGCGGTGCGTACAAGCGTCGCACAGAACGCTCTCCAATGCGAGGAAGACATGCTAGATGAGATGGACGTCAACCTCGTGGAGGTGTCCTCGCATCTAGGTGCAAGACCAAGTCACGCCGTGTGGCAAGGCAAGGTTTACTGGAGGAAGTACCCAGAGAAAAACTACGACAACTTCTACGAGGCCACAGGTTACGGAACACCGACAGGCCTAGGCGGTTACAACTGCCGCCATCAGTTCTATGCATTCTTTGGTGATGATGACGAGCAAACCTATCATCACATCGATGAGACTCTGAACGAGAAGTACTACAAGATGGAGCAACAGCAACGAGCCTACGAGCGTAAGATGCGCAAGTGGGATCGCGAGGAGAAGGTGCTGAAGGCAGGAGGCCAAGACACGACAGAAGCCCAACGCTGGAAGAGCTACTACAAGGGTAAGCTCAACTCACTGGTCAAGAACTCCGATGGCTTCCTAAAGCGGGATTACTCGGCAGAGAAGGCGTGGAGTGGCTACAAACAGCGTCATGACCTCCAAACCTACGGAACCATAAAGCCGAAAAATGGGACAGCCGCAAAGCAAGTTTCTTATAGTTTCCTTAAGAATACGAGCAAGAATGCCATAGCAATGGCTCAGCCTTATACCACGTATGAACGATACATTAAAAATACATTGCCTAAGATTCTACAAGCAAATAATACCGGTAGCAAATCAGACTGGATAAAAATTTTAGAGCAAAACAATTTTAAAAGTGAATATAAGGTGACCAGAACTCCGGAAATTCTTAAAAGCTATGGCATCGATACCGACATAATACTGACGCTCTCAAACTTGGCATACATACTGTCAAGGCACTCATCAGAATATAGTCTGGACACTTATCTTCAAATGAAGAGCACCATAGAGGACTACGATTTATTACTAAGCGGTAACCAATCGGGAAACAGGGACTTTAGATTCTATAGGTTATTCACTGAAGAAGGCGAAACAAATCCATACGGAATAGAAGTGGTAATTGACAGACAAGTTTCGTCAACAATGGAGTTCGTCGTGCATTTGAACTATATCGGAAAGAAAAAAAATAAGGCCCAAAAGCTCTATAGGAAACTGATGAATGATAGCCACTTGATAGACACAAAAAAATAGAATATACTAAAGCTAGAAAAGTACTGTGAGGCTTAAAATTTCCCTGGAAAGCTGAGGAGATATGTGGGGTGCGCCGTCGAAAGACGGGGAGGGGGCCCACGGCAGTACCAAGACTAACATAGGACGGTAAACCCGTCCTTTTGTTTTAGGAGGATACATGCAAAAGATTAACAAAATCGTCTACGAAATATTAAAGACCCTACGCGATAGCATGAGCGCTGATGAGTTTGATGCGAGACGCCTGGATCCAGATAGGCTAGGCACCGATAAAAACACAAGAGATGCGCTTCTTGTGATGCTTTTATCCAAGGGCTACATCAGTGGACTCGAAGCTACACAGTACGTAGGCGAAACAAGACCGACCATTAATGACCTACAGTACACAAAAATAACTCTGGATGGGCTAGAATATTTTGAAGAAAATAAGTGGCTACGAAAAGCCGCGAAGCAATTAAAAGGAACTAAATAACCACAGGAAACACAGGTACCGGTAACACGGTGCCTTTTTTCATGCCCTGGACATGGCGCTTAAAAGGTCTACGTGCCCCTCAGCAAGGGATATAAACTGCTGACTCACACCGGAAGACACCGGATATAAAAACACAGGAGGAAGACAAACATGGAATTCTTAAAAGAAGCACTAGGCGAAGACCTCTACAAGCAGGTCGAAGAAAAACTCAAAGACAACAAGGACATCAAGCTAGCCAACCTCGCGAGTGGCGACTATGTGTCCAAGCAGAAGTATGACGACGACATCAAGGCCAAAGATACAAAGATCTCAGACCTTACTAAGAAAGTAGCGGACTTTGATGGTGTGGACGTTAAGCAACTCCAAAAGGATGTAGACGACTGGAAGACTAAATACAGCGCCGACATCAAAGCCGAAAGACGCGACAGTGCTATCAAGTTAGCAGTCGCAAAGGCAGGAGCACGCAGTGAGAAAGCTCTCATGGGCATGCTCGACTACGACAAAATCAAGCTCACTGACGATGGTAAGCTCGAAGGCCTAGACGACCAGATCGCGCAGATCAAGAAAGATGATGCTTTCTTATTCCAGGAAGAACAAAAGAAGCCGGAAGACGTTGAACTAGGCGGCGACCACAAGAAGCCAGAGACGCCAGAAGTCATGACGATGGAAGATGCCGTAGCTGAATACTATAAATAACAAGGAGGAAAGTTATGCCATTAACACTCGAACAGTCTAAGGTAGGCTTAGCCGACCATATCGACCAAACAGTAATTGATGAGTTTCGTAGAGACTCTTTTATTTTAGACAAATTAACATTTGATAACGCGGTGTCCCCTGGTACAGGCGGATCCACACTCACATACGGCTATACACAGTTAAAGACTCCATCTGTAGCCGAAGGCAGAAAGATCAACTCTGAATACCAAGCAGGAGAAGCTCTTCGTACAACTAAAGCCGTTAACTTGAAGATCTTCGGCGGTGCATTCGAAGTTGACCGTGTACTCGAAGATACAGCCGCTAAGTCTGAAATCAGCTTCCAGTTACAGCAGAAGACAAAGGCTACTTCTAACAAGTTCCACAATGACTTTATCAACGGAAAATCCACAAAGAACGGCAAAGCTGACACAGATGCAACAGCATTCGACGGATTGGACGTACTCTGCACAGGCTTGTCTACTGAATACAAGCCAAAGGAAGCTATCGACTTATCCACAGCCGATGCAATCAAGGCTAATGCCGAATCATTCACTTTCGAACTAGACTCTTGGCTCGCTACATTGAGTCAGAAGCCGGATGCACTCTTAGTCAACTCCAAGATGGCCACAGCTCTTAAGCATATTGCTAAGCTCATGGGCTACTATACAAGAAGCGAAGATGCATTTGGCAGAACAGTCGACACATACGACAACATCCCAATCATTGACATGGGCCAATATTACGATGGCACAGCTGCTAAGACAGTTGATGTCGTAAAGATTGATGACAAGGCAGGAACAACAGCAATCTACGCTGTATGCTTCGGATTAGACGCAGTACACGCCGTATCCCCATCCGGAAACAAGATCATTCACACTTACCTCCCAGACCTTGATAAGCCAGGTGCGGTCAAGAAGGGCGAGGTAGAAATGGTTGCGGCTATCGTACTTAAGGACTCCACAAAAGCCGGTGTCTTCAGAAACATCAAGATCTCAGCAGTTGCTGGGCAGTGAGGTGACTTATGCTAGTCACCTTTGAAGACTACCAAGCCTCGGGTGGCAGAGCCGTGACCTCCGAGAAGGACTACAGCAGACTAGAGCCAATGGTCGAGCAGTTGATAGACGCCTACATTAAAGTGAGCATCCCATACTGGCGGATCAAGAAGCTAGACGAGTACGGCCTCGACTTGAGAGCCGTCATCGTCAATCAGTTAGAGTTCGTAGAAGAACACGGCGGCATTGATTATTTCCTAGGAAACACAGACATGACTGTAAAGAGCGTTACTACTAGTGGCTTTAGCTACTCCGTAGATGAAGGGAAGAACTCCCCAGCGCTCTATAACTTGCCGCTATCAGCAATCGCCAAGATTCAGCTGGATAACGAGTTACTGCGGTCTGGCCTGGGCTCGAAGGTGTTCCTATGAGATCGCCTAGATGGCTAAGGCCGCACACGGTGGTGATCATTAACGTGCTCGGCGAGGTGAATGGCGAGGAGCGAACATCCTCCGCCATGCTTGCACACGTGAAGTTCGATGCCCACACAGGCTCGACATTTGGAAGCACCGGGCGACAGACGCAGGATACTGTATCAGTTGTCATTGACGCCAACGACATAAAGGCGAGCAAAGACTACCGTAAACCCGAGGAGTTTAGGAACCCAAACATGGAGTTCACTATACGCCCAGGCGACCGCATCGCCTATGAAGGTAAGCAGTACGAGATCACAGACGTTACTCTGACCAACCCACTACGGAATGCGCCAGAGTTCATCGAGGTGACCGCGCAATGAGTAGCGACCGTATACAAATTAACGTTAACATACCGGTTGGCAAACTGAGCCGACGTGGCAAGGAAGCCCTAAAGGCCATCAAGCCAAAGATGAAACAGCGTATCGTGAGGGACTGTAACTCGAACGCACCCCACAGGCATGGGGATCTGAAGGAATCTGCGCTCCAATGGATCCCTCTACTTGATGACTACATCAAGTGGGATAAACCCTATGCGCACTTTCAGCATACGGGTAAGGTGATGATTGGCGAGGATAGCCATAGTCCTTTTGCGAGGAAACATGAGAAAAAGATCTACACAAACCGCGACCTAACATACAGGCAAGGTGGCAGCCACTGGGTAACTAAGACCTTCGCACAGAAGGCACCATCCTGGGGAAAACTTGGGAAATCATTATTCAAGAAGGAGTTCAACAAATGAAACTAGAAGACGTTAAACAGATTGAAGATGGGCTCTATCGGTTCATCTCACACATCAATGTAAACAATATTCCGTGGAATTTGGAGTACTTCGAAAATAGCACACAGACAGCTCTGCTCTTCAAACGGCAGGGTTACGGGCAGGAGAAAGAGAACTATCTGGGCGGTGGATACCGCGCCGAGTTTCCCTTTGAAATCTATGTCCAAGCGAGCAGAAAAGACACGAGAGCTAGACTGGATCTATCCAGAGTGCTGGAGGCTATCAACCAGGCACTCGAGGAAGAACAGGCTGCGGGTTTTCCAAACCTCCAGCTAGACGACGCCATCCCACAAGAAATCAGCATGACGACACTGCCAGCTGACTACACGGGAGAAGGCGCCAAGCTCTCGACCTTCTACTGCTCATTTACATTCACATACGAGAAGAAAGGAAAGTGGGACTAATGGCAACATTACCAGCAAGAGAATTAAAGGTCGAAGAAAACCTACACTATGTTAAGTTTGGCGACCAAAAGGACTACGTCCTCGCTAATAAAGGCTTAACAAACTGGGAGCAAGCGCTTAATCCAACTACAGACGACGGCGTACAGTACATTGCAGAAGCAAGCAAGACGTCATCTGTTACTGGATACGCACCAACAGTATCCTATGAAGGCAGAGCGTATCCGTCCGATCCGTTTGCCTTATGGCTTTACCAAGTAGGCAAAGATCAGACCATCGGTGCAACATTTGAAGAAGTCGAAGTTGAGACTTGGAACGAAGTATCCACAGGCACTGGAGAATATAGAGCATACCATCGTACGTACGAGGTACAGCCGGATAATCCAGGATCTGGTGAAGCAGGCGCTAAGTTGACAGTATCCGGCACGTTTGCGCAACAGGGCGACCAGACTAAGGGTACTTACAACATCAAATCAAAAGCCTTTACGCCAGATAGTGCAACAGAATAAGCAATAGACAAAGCAAAAGGAGGTAGCTATGAAACTTAATCTACAGACAGAGAACATCAAAGTGTTAGAAATCGAAGGCGAGACCTTCGAAGTCGACTGCAACAACCTTGACAGCATCCATGCACTGGATGAGTTTGCCAAGGCCACACAGTTCGTGGAGTCCGTCGATGAATCACTCATCGACAAGTGCCATCGCACGATTGATAAGGTGCTAGGTACAGGCGCATACGCGCGCTTGTTTAAAGGAATGAACAAGAGTATTGCGCCATATTATCTGTGCCTTGATCTAGTGCGTATCTTTCAAGACGAGTTCATGAAGGACGAACGTGAGGCACGTCAGAAGCAGGTAGACGAGTACGTAGGACAGGCTGAACGCATGGCGCAGTCCATGGAAAGCCTCAATCGTGCCAGCTCTATAGCGCAAAGTAAATACGGAGGCGCCAATGCTTCGAACTTCGCTAGTCGAGCTTCCAACGGCTCTAAACGTAGAAGATGACTCTCTGCCTATAGCTTATGACTTTCGGACGTGGATAAAAGTGGACTTGATCATGAAAGACCACGACATCCCGGACGAAGCTAAGCTACCTCTGATATGCCAGTACATAGGCGTCGACCTGTTCCACTTCAGTGGTTCAGCCGAGGACTTATGGGCTAGCATTTTTAATTTCTACATCTGCGACACACCAATGAAATCGAGTGAGGGCATGACCAAATCAAAGGACATAGCCTACCGCTTCGACTGCGACTGGTGGCTCATCTTCGCGGCATTTCAGCAACAGTACGGTATCAACCTACTGACTGCTAGGCTTCACTGGTTTGAGTTTCGAGCACTGCTGGATGGACTGACAGAGACTACTGAGTTCATCAAGGTAGTGCAAGCAAGGCTCCGTGACACATCAAAGCTCAAAGGCGAGGAGCGGACACAGGCCGAAAAGCTGAAGCACTACTGGAGGGTGCCTGATGGAAACGCAGAAGTAGAGGAGAGAGATCCGCACGAAATAGAGGCGGAGCTCTTGGCAAGAATCAAAGACTAAAGAGAGGAGGTGTAACTGATGGCTGAATACGATGGAAGCATCGTCGTAAAGTTAGCTCTTAAGTCGGCTGAATACGAGAAAGGGCTAGACGGCGCCGTTAAGCAAACCGAATCATTTACAGACAAGGTGAAAAGCACCTTCGTCGGGGCTACCGTATTTAAGATAGCCCAGAAAGGATGGGACTTGATATCAAGTTCCGTCGAAAAAGCAACAAATCGTCTCGATGCAATGGCGAAGGCTAAGCAGGTCATGAGCATTCTGGCTGGATCTACAGAGGAGGCCGAGAAGGTTGTAAACAACCTAAACGAAGCCGTAACAGATACAGCATATGGATTGGACTCCGCTGCATCATCCACACAGAAGCTAGCTACCTCTGGCCTTGGACTGGACAAGTCCACAAAGATGGTAGAGGACATGATGGACGCTGTATCGTTTTACGGTGACGGAACTAACGCCACCCTGGAGAACACCATTGACGCCATCTCTAAGATGAACTCATCCGGTAAGATCTCCGCAGACCAATGGCAACGTCTGACAGATGCAGGCATTCCAGTGTTAAAGATATTCTCTGAGAAAACAGGAAAGAGCATGGCTGAAGTCAGCGACGCCTTCTCTAAGGGCACGATAAGCGCTCAAGAGTTCAACGACATATTGATGGACGCTCTGGAGAACGGCACGGAAAGCTTTCCGGCAGTGGCGGGTAAGGCGAAGGAGATGGCCGGTAG